TATGACACAGGAGAGCGCTGTGCAGACGAACTCGTAGCGCTTCTGGCTGTCGATCACGTGGGCTCCCCGCTCGTGGTTGTGAATGAACCACGTACAGAGCCACGCAAATTTCTGCTCAATCTCCCGCACGTCCTAGCCCTTCCTCGCCGTGTTCAGGGCGATCGCGGTCATCTGCTTCCGCCGCTCGGCCTGCGTCTGGCCCTTCCCCAGGGTTGAAGGTGGGTTGGCGTACACGTCGGCAAAGGCGTCAGCCACCTGCTTCTTGCTGGGCTTCGGGTTGTGCCCGTGCCGGAGGACTGCAGGGTCTTTCATCCCCTGCACATAGTTGTACTCAGGACCACTGCACATCTCAGCAACCTCGCGCACCCCCGGCGTGCCCGGCATGTGCTGCGGGATCTGGGGTGCACCGCCCCCTCCACCGCCGACGAGCATGACGACTGGTTTGTCTGGCATACTATGCTCCTTTTAGCCCCGATACACCGGTGGTTGAGCCGCTGGCGCCGGTTGCGGGTGTGCGGGGACGCTCGGCTGCGGCCCTGGCGGTGCGCTCGGCCCGGGCCCTGGCCCTGGTCCGCGTCCCATCGTCTCCCTGGGCATCGCCGATCCTTCGATGGCTCGGCCACCTCCGCCACCCGCCGTGAGCCCTGGCACACCCTCTGAGGGAATCTGTGCCCCGGTCTGCCCCGCGCCACCCGCCTGCATCTGCTGCGATTGCTGGAACTTCACCTGCTGCTGCACGCGCTCCTCGGGCGTCAGCTCGATCCCCTCCGGGTCAATGTTCATGGCCTGGAGGATACGGTCGAGGTACTTCTTGGCGCTGTAGTTCTCGAGAAATGTCTGCGCCAGGAAGGGGCTGCGGGTCCCCAGATCCGCAAACGCCAGGAGCTTTTGCAGGTCCTTGCCCCGCGCCAGCGTGGACGACAACCCGCTGGCCTGAAACTGGCAGGACCCGGCGAACGTCGCGTAGCGCGCCGCCGGCGACATCGTGGCGAGCACGTAGGCCCAGCGCTCGCCAATCGCCGCGATGACGTCCTGGGCGCTGAAGTCGTCGAGGCACTGCAGGGCGGTGAGCCACACCTTCCACAGCAGCGGCTCGATCATGGTGTCTTCAATATCCTTGATGATGCCGTCGAACGTCGAGTTGGAGTGCTGCTCAGCCGCCACGATCTCCGTCGCTTTCACGGCCTTCTCCGGCAGCAGGCCCATCTTCACATCGTTCACCATGGACGCCGCGTTGTATTCCTTATCGAGCAGGTTGTACACGGCCAGCGCATCCTGCGGGACGCCGCCGCTGGTGACGCGCTCGAGCACCTTCGCACCGGCCGGCACTTCCTGCCTGACCAGCAGCGTATCGCCCGGGGCAATGCCGTCCTGCGCCTGGGTCGGATCTTCCAGCCAGTCCAGGTGCAACTGCCTGACGCCCCAGACGGCCTCGTAGCCGCCGTCGATAATCAGGTTCACCAACTCATTCTGGGCCATGTTGAGGGCCACCGCGTTATCTTGCACCGCTTTGTGCCACTCGCTGAAGGGAATCCGGATGAGGGGCGCGTAGACAAAGGGGCTCTGCTGGTGCCAGTAGGGATTGGGCTCCGGCGGCCGAATGACGTAGCGCTCGTTGGCGATGGCGCACATGCAATCGCGCAGCACGGCGCGGCCGTCCTCGCCGAGGAGCGTGCCCCAAAATTCATCAATCACCACGCGCTTGCGGAAGGGGGGAGGCGTCGTCTGGTCCTGGGCGCGCGACCACGACTTGAAGGCCTCGAACTCGGTGCGCTGAAAGTCGGCCGTGATCTGCGCCACCACCTCGGGGGCGTACGCGCCCTGGTCGGCCATCGCCTGCACGTCGTCGAGGTCGCGCTCGACGCTGTGGATCACGTAGAGGCCGCGGCCGGTCGGGTCGGGGTAAAAGTCCTCGGGCGGGATCAAGTCGATCACCACCGCGCTCATGGACTGCTCCACGGGCGTTAACCGCTCGATGGGCTGCATCTGGGGCGGCTGGCCCTCCACACGCCCGAGCGCGACGCCGCGCTCGGGCACGAAGCGCCGGGCCAGGTAGGGGTAGTGACTGACCTTAAAGATCATCAAGGCCCCGAGGGAGCCCACCTTCATCGCATCAGAGGTCAGCGTGGGGAAATTCAGGCGGTGTTCTTCGAGCTGCTGCTGCTGGTCGAGGACCACCTGGATCAGTTTCTGGATCACGGCCGCGGGAATCGGGGAGCGGTGCGGCACCTTGACGCTAAACCAGTTGCCGTACTCGGTGAGGCCGCGCTTGACAAACGCCGCGAGGGCTTCCACCGACTCGCTCACCTTGGGGATGACCTCGCGGGATTGGCCAGGCAGCTTGCCACTAAAGTCCTGCTGCCCGTAGTAGGCCATCCAGTTGCGTTCATTGAGGGCTAAGCGGCTGCGTCGCGCGTCGTCGGCCTCCGTCTTGTACGCACGCACGGCTCGCAAGACGTCGTCGTCCGACATGACCGGGGCTTCAGGCTCCGGCTCCAGGTCGTGGGTGCGCCTCTCCGGCGGCAGGTCTGCCGGAGGCGGCAGACCCCTCGCCTGGGGCCCTAGGGCCGCTGCTGCGAGCGTTTCAGCCATGTCCACGCCTCCCTGTGGTGTCTGTCCTCCTGCGTCCGTCTCTCCCACCCATAGCGTGCCCGCTCCACCCGTGTCAGTCGCGCCGGCGCCGCGGCGCAGGGCGAGCACACGCCGATGGCCCGCGAGGGGCCAGTGAGGGCATCGTCACAGCGCTTACAGGCCTGGTGGTCAGGCACCCCCATCAATACCTCCTCGTGGGCCGCGCCGGCCGGCTGCGGCTTGCGGGCGCCGTGCCGTACTGCGGCCGGGGGACCTGCACGCGCGCGCGCGAGGCCCGGTGCGCGGCGCCGACCGGCTTGTCGGCGACAATGAGATAGCCGAGCGCGTCCGACATGTGCGTGCGCTTGCTGTAGGGGTCCTTGGTGCGGTAGCTTTTCAGGATGCCGCCGCGGCCGTCCGCGATGACGCGCTCCAGGTCGGCAATGAGTTCCACGCAGGTCGGGTCGATCTCCACGGCGCTGTAGCCCTGCTCGTCCATGAGCGCCAGGTTGACGGCGTTGACGCGCGCGTGCACGGGGGGATTCGCCTCGGGCACCTTCAGCTTCACCGGCGAGGGATAGGTCGTCAGGTACTCGAGCACCACGCGCCAGTCACTTTTGCCGCTTTGCGCCTCCCGCGCGCCGCCCGACGCATCGCCGTAGAGCCAGACCTCGTGGGCGTGCCGGGGATAGGCCGCGCGGAACGTCTCGACGGCCATCGGGATCGAGCCGGGCTCTAAGCAGAACTCCCGCAGCACGCGGACGCGCTGACGGTCCTGCTGGGCCACCAGGCTACAGAAGGGCGACACGTTGAAGTCCAGCGTCCAGAGGAGCGGTCGGTTGGCGGACGGCGGCGGCTGCGGCCTGACGTGTATCTGGCGGTCGAAGTTCCCATACACCGGCACGCCCGTCATCCCAGGCAGCCACTCCCCGTTCAGCCGAATGCGCCGCTGCAGCGAGCCCACCGGAAAGCGCGCTTCTAAGCGCGCGATCTCGTCGGGCAGGAGATAGGGATTATCGTAGATCGACGCCCCGTAGACCGCCACGTCCGTGCGCTGCCCAGCTTGCCACGGCTGGATGATGTCGTCATAAATCCAGCTGATCCCCCCGACGCTGCCCTCCGGCGGCAGCAGCGTCGCCGTGCCGAAGATGCGCAGGTGGCGCCCGCCCGCGACCCGCAGCGTCACTTCTTCGTACGCGGTGGCCTTGGGCTCTTCGTCGAAGTGCACCCAATCTTTCCCGGCCGCCGCAAACTTGACGGTGTCCTGTTCGTTGGACTTAAAGCCGAGGATGGAGCCCCCTTTGAGCCGGAGGACCTGGCTGTCCCAGCTCCAGTGGTCGATCTCTGCGGCCGGGATGAATGGCCCGATCTGCTGCGTGGGCGACACGTACCCGTTGTCGAAGTACGTCGGCATGAGCACGTCTCTGAGCGTCGGGAAGTCCGGACCAATGACCCAGCCCGACGTGGCGCGGTCATACACGACCGCAGACGCCCCGATGGCCGGCGTGGGATCATCCGGCCCGAAGCGCGCCAGCGTGGCGCCGCAGTAAGCCCCGGCCGCGGATTTGCCGGCCCGGTTGGCGGCGCAGTACCAGTGCTCCCACGGGGCCGCGTCGGTGAGCACGGCGCGGATAAACGGCAGTTGTTTCGGCAGCGGCTGAAACGTGCGCAGGCGGTCGGTGGCCTGGCGGGCCTTGAGCATGATGCCTGCGAGGCGCTTGACGCCGGGGGTCACGGGAAAAGGCAGCATGTCCATCCGTTAACGCTCCCGGTGTGGTAAGGCGGCGGCCGTGCCGTTCGGCGTCACCAGCTCGTGCAGGGCGGTCTCGGGGAGGCGGTCGAGCAGCTTCGCGATGGCCGCCAGCGTGTCCGTGCCGAGGTCCACTTTGTCGGAGATGAGCTTCAAGTGCTGCGCCAGGAGCTTGAGGCTCCCTTCTTTGTTCCAGAGGCGGATTTTGTGCGTGCGCGTCAGGAGGGGCTCGTCACTGTCCTCCTTCACGTAGGACACCACCTCCACCTGCGCCACGGCGGCAGCCAGGTCGTCGTCGAGCTCGTGGGGGGATTTGAGCGCCCCGGTCGCATCGTACAGCTGGCGCACGTCCGCAAAGCCCAGGCGCGCGATCTCGCGCAGGACGCGCGCCGGCGTGATCCCGAGGTCGCGCAGCTCGTCGGCGTCTGCCTCGGCAATGGCCTCCGCAACCTCAGCATTTCTCAGCAAGCGCGAGGCGTTGACCTCCGCCATATGGCCCTTCGCGGCGTACACCGCTTCGTAGGCACGCGTGGCGTTACGCGGCGTCGCGTTGCGGTAGTGGGCGATGAAGCGGCGTTGGTTATCGTTGAGCGGCATGGCACGGGACCTCGCGGCGTGTGGACCGTGTGCAGCGAGGCGTAGGCGGGACCAGCAGCAACAAGCCGGCAAACAGGCGTAGCTCAGGCTGGTGGTTCCGAACTACGCCTGACAGAAGGATAAAACGAGGCATGGGCGCGTGTCAAAGGAAAAAGCGTGTCAGTACTCACAGGGGTAGGAAGGAGCCTTGCAGCTCCCTCCCCCCTCCGCACCGTACGTGACACTTTCGCTTCATACGGCTCTCCAGAGTTGGAGAAGGTCCTATGACACAACCACTCCTTTCCCTTACGGGACCACAGTGGCATCAAGAGCACAGCTCTCGTCTATGCCCCCTGTGGTTGCAAAGACAGTTACGGGGAGATCATGTCTGTGGTGGTGATCCCCACCAGGAGAGCCGCCTGGTGGGGGTCCGTCGGTTACGCGGCCTGCGTGGCGACCCACTGCTCGGCCAGCTCGTCTGCGGCGCACTCGTCATCGAGTTGCGCGTAGTACGCCTCAATCGCTTGCTTCAACTGCCACTCCTCCTCGATCCGCCTGATGTGCGCATCCTCGATCGCCGTGTACCAGTCGGTCTGGTTCTTCGTGCTGAACCTGCCACCTTCGTTCCGTCTGCGTGCCATCGTCTGTCTCCTTCATTGGTTCGTGTTGTTGCGTAACTGTCTATACTTATATTGTACAACGTATAGGTTATACAAGCAAGTCTATTTGACGATTTTTCTTTATTTGGCTATACTATTATCTAGAAAGGAGGTATTATGGTCAGTTTAGGGAAAGAAATTAAGAAGGCTCGTATTGATAAGGGATTGAATCAGATAGAGTTAAAAGAACTCACTGGCATCAGCCAGAAGCATATAAGTGCCATTGAGTGTGATAGTGTCGATCCCCGCTGGAGCATGATGAAGCGTCTTGCGAAGGTGCTCGATCTCGACCTTGCACAATTAGCCCGTGAGGATACCGCCGATGCCTAGCGGTGGCACGATCTATGCCATAGGCAGGAAAGACTCATCCCTCGTCAAAATTGGCTATACACAAGGGCCGGTGAGCGACCTGATTGACGTGCTGCTGCGCCTGGACGAGTCCGCCGCTGGCCAGGTGATTGCCGCTGCCCTTGGCGTGGGCACGGCGCCCCTGACCGACCTCGCACGGCGCCTGACCTTACAGACACGCGCCATTGTCCAGACCGGCCGTGTGCCGGGATAACCACCTGCAGAGGAGGACGAAGTATGCCGCTCTTGTGTGTCGGGGAGAGGCGCTCCCCGACCGCGATCGCACGCGGGTGGACCTGGCAAGACGGACGGCTGGCCGCCAAGACGCTCGCTGATGCGCTGGGCGCGCTCGGCTTGCACTACGGCCAGGGCTACGTCTGCTGGAATCTGTTCGATGACCAGGGCCGCTGGAGTCAGACGCACCTCGACGGCATTCGTGACTGTGCGGCGTCAGGGTGGCAGATCGTCGCCCTTGGCCGCGTCGTGGCTCGCGCCTTGAGAGCCGCCCACATTCCCCATGTGGCGCTCGTGCATCCCGCCGCACGTGGCCGCATACGCCAGCGTGCCCGGTATCAGGCGCACGTGGCGAGTATCCTGCAACCGCTGCTCCGAGCTGGCGCCACGCGGGCCTGAAACGGTCACCGCGTGCACACCTCATCCGCATCCTTCCCGTGCAGCGGCTGGGGCTGGTGGACAGGGCGCGTGGTCTCCTGGGGGGCCGGCCCGGGAGGCACGTCTGGGGGCGTGGCTGGCGTATGCAATTTGGCGCCGAGTTCAATAATCCAGTCCGCCATCAGATTGCGGGTCTCGACCGGCGCCAGGGCCAAATCTTTACAGAGTTGCAAGACCCGAATTTGGATGGCATCGGTGGGCACGACGTCCACCTCCTCTTCGCCCATGGTCAGATCCCCGATCAACCGCGAGACAGGCACTTGGAAATAATGGGCCACTTTGACGGCAACGTCCATCGAGGGCATGCTGCCATTTTCCATGGCCGAAATCATTTGCACCGACATGCCGACCGCTTGTGCCAGTTGCGATTGCCGCTGCCCTACCTCGCGCCGGAGTTGCCGCACATTATTGCCAAAGACACGGGCCACATCCAGCATGCGTTTTCTCCTCAACCGTTGGCAAGTCAAGAACTTCTCTCCTTTGTTCTCCCCTTATAATTCCAACTATATTGGAATTTACCATTTTTTGTGCTTGCATGCAAGCGGCCCACAAGAGCAGAATAAGAGATACATACCAAGTCACATTGCACCTTGGAGAGGAACGCTCATGGCGCCACAGCATTTGTTCCCGCGCCAGTTGCGACCACTACGGCTCGAGCGCGGCTTCACGTTACGCCAGGTCAGTCTGCAAACCGGCATTCCCGTCCAGAGTCTCTCTGTCTATGAACGCTGCCAGGTCGAACCACCCATTAGCCGTCTCGTCCAACTTGCGTCCCTGTATCACGTCACGTTGGATCGCCTCTTTCACCACAAGACGGGCCCGCGCGCCTCCTGACTGCTCCTCACCGCCCGGGGGGCGGTCCACCCCCTGCTGCTGCTCCCCATGGCAGCAGCAGTCCTACGACGCCTTGGATAGCACGGGGTGCGGAGTCTTGTCGCGCCTTGGCATCACCCAGGGCACACACGCAGGGGGGCCGTTCGATGGTCCCTCTTTGCCACGACTCGACGTCGTTGCTGGAGGACACGCATGTTGATCTGCACCATCTGTGGCGCGCGCTCTCCCTGGCACCGTCCCTGTGACCAGCACCATGCGGGGATGTGCCATAGCTGTGCCGTGCTGAACTTCGGCAGCGCCCCGCGCGACTACCCCCCCCACCCCGCCCCTCTGGAGACCGTGCCGCCCCTCACGGCGCACGCCCGGCGGGTGCTGGAGGCGGTGCCTGGGGTGCGCCACGTGTGGCTGGAGGAGGACTAACCGTGGAGTGTCAACACATCGGGGCGTGCACGCTGTACCGGGGGGATTGCCGGGAGATCTTGCCGACGCTCGGGAAGGTTGATGCCGTGATTACGGACCCGCCGTATGGGGTCGAGTTGCAGGGCAAGGTGACGAAGCACAACCGCATCACGGCAAGCACCACCTACCCCGATACGGTCGCGAGCCTTTCTACACTCATTGCCCCGCTGATGACGTGGACGCTGTGCCATAGTACCAGAGCGGTGATCACCCCAGGTATGCGCTGCCTCTTCGCCTATCCACCGCCGGCGGCGCTCGGCTGTATTTTCAGCCCGAATGGTGCGGGAAGGGATCGCTGGGGCTTTGGCTGTTTTCATCCCATTCTCTACTATGGGGCCTGTCCATACATAGCCACGGGACAGGGCGGTCGCCCCAACAGTTTTAGCAGTAGTCATCCTGGGATGCATGTCACAAAAGAACAATGGGACCATCCCTGCCCGAAACCCCTGGCCTGGATGCTCTGGTTAGTCCAGCGTGGCTCTTTACCAGGAGAAACGGTGTGTGATCCATGTATGGGCTCCGGCACCACGGCTGTGGCCTGTATGGAGTTGGGCCGCGCATTCACGGGCATCGAAATCGAGCCGCGCTATTTTGACCTTGCCTGCCAGCGCATCACCGACGCCTACGCCCAGCCAGATCTGTCTGTGCCCACGGCCCCCGCGCCCACGCAAGAAAGGCTTTTCGCATGAGAGGCTGCACCTGCGCCGGCCCCGCCCTGTGTCCCTGGTGTACGGCGTTGGCCCGCCGCGCCGGGGTGCTGGCGCCAGCCGAGGCGCTACAGCAGCAAAGGCTGTACTGGTGCCAGCGGAGGGCCAGTATGTTTCTTCGAGTTACAGGACAGACATGCCCCAATGACATTGGCAAGCGTATGCGAGCCACCACGGGAAAGCGGCGTGATGTGGTCCT